TTGTTTAGCCCCTGACTGTTTATAGAGTTATCGTCGCTCTTTGTCCCCCGGTTTGTGCCTAAAAGTGTGTCTTAGTCCCTGTTTTCCACGATGGCAAAGGAGTTTAACCTTGACTATTGCAGTATAACACAATTAATGAAATTTTCCGTAGTTTGAGGAATAAATTTAAGAAAGATTGAAGGGGACTGAAGTCCCCGCTCGCTTTCATCTCAGGACTAAAGTCGCTGAGCTTTCCGCATTCCGCTAGTTTCCTTGTAACTAATTGATTGGCAATGTACTCTTGTCGCTGTCTTTGGAGTTGACTGAGGCTTTGATGGGATAGAATCAGCTTTTTTAGGTCTGTCTTTATTTTTTCCATTTCTACACCTTAAGGACAAAGCTTCAACCCGTTCGCAATCACCGGGTTCAAGCTTTTGTACAATCGTGGGCTACTTGGATCAGGTTTGTGGATTGGTTCGACAGGTCGGAAAAAGCCTGAGCTACGGGCAATACCATTCAGCGCATATTCAGTTCCGTTTGGTGCGATGAACGTCACAACTTGCCGACGTTCGGAAAACCAGACACAAGACAGCCTCCCTTCCTCCACTGTAAACGGCCAATCTACTCCATACTCGTTCTGCCGAATCGCTTTACCTTTCTCGCCGCCACAACCGACCAGCGATAAAGCCAGTAATGTCAATAAAACCGTATTAATAGAAATTGATTTTTTGGCAATCATGCACTTTTCCCCTTAGTTCGTTTTTTCTGAATCTTCTCAAACTCTGTCGCTATCTCGCTTTTAGGTGCTACCTTCTCTCGGTAGTCAAAATAAAACTTGAGTACGTTTTCCAGTGCTTCGGAGTTGTTCATCTCTTCTTCAACACAATACGCCTTGAAACGTTTATACAGTTCTTTCGGGACGTGACCCCGCAGTGGTGAATAAGTGGGGTCTTCTTTTTTTGACATGGAAATGCTCTACTACTTCGCGACTTCTTTAAGTGTCTCACAGAAAAACCTAGTCGTCTAGCGGGTTTCAGCAAAAGTACAAAAATAGTTTGCGTTGCCCCTTGACAACTTCGCGCAGTATCCTTTACAGTGTGTTCATGTTCGTTAAAAGTTCGTTGCAAGTTCATTAGAAATTTGTCGAACTAATAACGTGCACATAATGAACATTTAGCAACCTTAGAAATCTACCATGTACGCCCAGGTTCATAGCCAGTTCAAACCGTTATCGGCAATAGTTCCAGACGAGATTGACTGGTTAAATACTGATCTGATGGCTGCAACGATGGGTATCTCTTTAGGGCAATTGCGTCGGGATGTGGTGACACTCCGAAAGCTGGAGTTGATTCAGTTGGAAGAAGTAACAAGGGAAACTCAACTTACTGAGATGTTCCCAGACAGAAAGAAGCCCTTTCGATGTCGCCGAAAAGGGTTTACACGGGAAGAAGCGCAGGTTATCTGGCTATTCCGACAAGCTGTTAGGCAACGCGGACGAATACCTGCAATCAAGTCAATCATCCAAACCATAGAGGACTACTTCAATGACTACTCAATCTGAACAAGAAGCAATCAATCAAGCCAAATCTGCAAATCGTAGCGGCGGTCGGAAGGGTAAAGCAGCTAAACCGCTTGATACTAATGCCGGAGTCGGCAACATTCAGGCACAACTAGACAAGGCTAGAAACGACGTTCGGCGGAGCACTAAGGCATACGTTTTAGGCGGAATTACTGACGCTATCGGCGACATTTCAAGAGGAGATTTTGGCGACATTGGAGACGAAATTTTTGGACATCTTGAAGGATTTTCTACCTCTCTTGCAGAACTAGAAGATGAATCGCGTTTCCAACTGCCTTCGACAGACCCAAAAAAAATGCTTGCGGCTGCGGATGTCATAGACGTAGCGTAGTCAATCGGTGGGAGAATCAGTTGCTGTTTCGGTTGATTCTCCTAATACTAATCAATCAATGTTTAACCACGGAAAATCAACCAATGTTTACCAAGATTATTCGACTGTTTTCTCGGATTGTTTCTAATAGTATTCTAGCAAATGACCGCATTCTTTCTCTTGAACTTTTACATTGTTAAAAAACATGGCTATCACATTGACTCATGCAGAGTATTTAGCAACAAAGAGACGAATAAACCGCCTAAGTCAAGGAGAGAAAAAGGTTTTAATAGCGATTCACGAAATCGGTATTAGTACGAACAAAGAAATAGCGAGGAGGTGTTTTCGCACGGAAAACAGCATTTCAGTAACTTTGAGCGAATTGAAGAGTATGGGGATTATTGAAAAAGGTTCCAACCCTTCAGACAAGAGAGAAAGCCATTGGTGGATTACCGACATTGCCATAAGCCAAGTATTGTTAATCAACGACCGAGAGCCAACACTTAAAGAGGTTAATTCATGAACACAGTTACGAAAGAACGTCAACAACTAGCCAATCTGCATCTAAACGCAGGTGGAGCGGTAGTCGTTAGCAGTTCTCAATCGGATTTCAATCAACACCCAGAACCGTCGAACAGTAAACAATTCTTGGTGTTTGGAGGCGCGTTAAGCTTGCTGGCTGCGGGTGCAATTGCTGGCTACTTAGCGACGAACGCTATCAATCAAAAAGCGCTTTCTGAAGCCGAAAAAGAAAGAATAGTTGCTAGTTTCAACCTACGGCAAAATCAAGCCAAGATTGACGAGTTTTGCAAAACTAATTCATCGTTTGGAAACAAGTAATGGCTAAGGCTGAAAAGAAGTTGGCAAAAGCTCACGACGTAGACCTTGCGTTAGCTAATGTCCCGCAATGGCTTTCAGGTGTTAAGATTCCGCCAGCATTAGTTCGATTGTTTGGCATCAATCCTGGTTTAATTGGTGCTTTAAATCTCGAAAATCTGGCACAAACAAAAGCCCTGTCAGAAGGAGCTTTGCTGCAAGTTGAAATGGCTAATAAATTCTTTGAGTACCTTGCGACTATCTGCGAGTCACACGAAGAAATCGAAAGCTTAAGAGCCGAGGCGGTTAAACTCATGTACGCCACCAAAAAAAAGGAAGACGCCTTTATTATGTCTTCCTTATTGGCAGGCACAGAGTATGAAGAACATTACCGCACCTGGCAACATCAACTAACAGAAGAACAAGGGTTTATTCAAGGAAAAGGAGATATAGAAAGGGATTACCTAACACAAGACTTCAAAAACCGTCTTTTAATAGCTGCTGACGCTACAAAAAGGAAGAGAGAGAAGTCAGACGGTCAGGTCGAGAAAACCAAAAGTCAAGTTTCCGACAAGGTAAAAGAAGAAACGGAAGACGACCAAAAGATAGCGGCAGCCAGAACCAAGCTTGAAAAGCTTTTTAGTAAGAGGTAATCGGAATGTTTATGTACCCAATGGGGGAGGAAGGAAACACTCCGATTACCCCCTACAAATCAGCCGAGGTGATTGATGTAGTATCTGAAGATTACGCAGAAAACGATGTTATTCCAATTGAAAACGACCTTTATAAAAGGGTGACAAAGCAATGGCTACTCGCTCAGGAATTAGCGGGTTTGACCATCTTTATCAGCGGCGCATCACTACTTTTCCTAATCTTTCGCTCAATCAACTGGTTTGTTGTCGTCATGGCGTTGTTTGGATTAGTGTTAGTCGGAGTCGGGCTGATATTCGCCTTTGCTTGGGGGCAACTCAAGACACTTGACAAATTTCGATTGTTTGCTGGTGGCGTCGGAACTGGTTTCGCTGCTGCTATCAGTAATTCCGACCTAATGTTGGATTGGCTCGCCAAGAATCAGCAGTTGGCTGTTACAGTGCTTATCGGCTTCCTGGCTGTTTGTTTACTTACAGCCGTTAAGTTCGCTAGTAGCTTCCTGCCCAAAAGAAAGAGGGGCTACTGATGAAAAAGAACCTCAAAGCAGTAGCAATGTTTTCTGGCTGTGTGACGGCTGCTTACGCGCTGATGATACTCGGTGCAATGGTTCCCAAACAAACCCGCTATCAATTAACCAGTACCGAGCAAATCGTCACAGAGCGCGAATACAAAGCGCTCAAGAAGCCCGCCACCAAAGTTGCATCAAACTACACAATTCTAGCCATTCTGTTGTTAATGGGTTCGGTTCCTCTGTCGGTGATGGCATTCCTGATAGTCTCTAATCGACTCCCAGAAGTCGAGCTAGAGGCAGAAGAATACCAGAAAGCAACGCGCGTTCGCAAGATTCGCACTGAGTCCGAACTTCAGACAGAGCGGGAGTTGTGCGAGGCAAACAAAACAACAACTGTTACAGCACACCAGAAAGACCTCGAAAGCGCGTTTATTGAACTTGCAGAAGCTAGCAATTGGTACGCTAGTGAGCCGGAAACACGCCAGCAACAGCAATTACCCGCCGTTGACACTCAATCAGTCAATCAACAAGCTTCCTTGCCGTCAGTAAGTGAAAACGAGGCTGAAAAAAAAAGTATCTTGACTGACGGTATCGTTGACACGTTTGGGGTGACTGAAATTGCTAGCCAACCAGTGCTTGAACCGGGTTTGTTGCATCCGTCCGAAACTAAAGCGAAAGCTATTCTTAATCAGCTAGCGTTATCGAGAAAATCCCTGCTATTGATTGCAGGTACAGGCGGCGGTAAAAGCGTTACTCAAGCGGCTTTGATTTCAATACTCAAAGAGAAACAGCCGTCCGCAGAGTTCTGGGTAGTTAGTCAGAAAAATGATAGTTTCTGTGGGTTGAAAGAGAAGGGAAGAGTCACAATCTTTGACATCAACCAAGTCAAAAAAACACTCGATACTATTCACCATGTATGGAGTATCTATGACAAGCGCAGACACTTAGACGAGGAAAAGAGGAAGAATCTATCACCTGTTCGTCTACTACTGGCTGACTGGTTCAGCATCAGCTTAGCGTTAGAGAAGTTAACCGCTCATCCCGACGTTAAAGACTCTAACTACTTAGTTGAATTGGTAGATATTGTTCTCAATGGGCGTGACTTCAATGTTTGCTTGTGGGCAGATTTACAAAGTTTCAATCTAAAAGCAATTGGCATGAAAGCCGACAACAACTCGCGTCAAAACTTCAACCTAATTGGGCTAGGAAATTACTATACAACTGATGAAGGAGTGAATGATTCTTATGGTGTCTTGTCCTACATGATTCAAAGTCAGCACATCATCAGTGACAAGGATATTCGAGTTAGATTGATTGCTGAATTCGAGAAGCTTAGACCAATCTCGCAACACAGCGAACGTCCTATTATTTTTTCGACATTGGAACCAGCGAGTGTTTGCCTTCAAGCTGATGTCAGGTACTATCAACAGCAGCATCAAAATACTGCTGTAATTGAATTAGAACAACCTAAAGAAATGAAATTGATTGAGTCGCAAACTGAAATCAAGACAGACAAAGAGAGTGAGATTGAGAGGCTGGAACGGATTTTCGGTCTTAAGCCGGAGTTAGGCGAATCTGAAATGATTTCAGATACCGCTCAAGGCATGAAACAACCATCTGACAATGGTTTCACCAATTCGGATATTGTTTATTTCACGCCCTTGAAACTCGGCAGAAATCAAGCAATTGAGCTAATTCAAAAACTGAAACAGGAAATGAAACACAATCAAACCGAAATTATTTGGATGTTATGGAACGCACGACCAGGCAAGACTAAAGCTTACGAATCAGCACTTGCAGAATATAAGGAGTTGACATGGTGAGGAAGCTTAGCAATCGCTATATCAATGGCGTTCGCAATGATTATGTGCCAGGCAGTGTCTACATCTTTAAAGACACAAAAGGCTTCTACAAAATCGGATTTACTGGTCGCGCAATTCACCTACGAAAACGCGAATTAGAGGAAGATTGGGGCAAGCTAGAGTTGGTAGAGTTGGTACATACCTCAAGCATGAGAGCGTTAGAAGTTAAGATGCACAATCATTTCGACAGGTTTAATGTTTACATGGGTCGGAAGTCAGGGGGTACAGAGTTCTTTCGACTACCTTACTCAGAACATTGGAAAGCTCGATATCTACTTCATTGTTGGAGTGAAAGTAATAAGCCTTTGTGGTTCTACTTCTACCTTGTTGGCGGTTGGATTAAATACGCTTTCACACAGATATGGAAGATTGCAAGGAAAAAGAAATAAACTTCTTGCACACCACCTCGGAGTCGGAGTGTGCAGGTCTGCCGGATATCGGCAACGGTCAATTAACACAACTAACAAATGCTAAACAAGCTTGTCAAATTAATTCCAAGTAAGCCTCTTAACGCTTTGTACGATGCTGTTTTTGGTGAATTGGTCAATCGAGGTGATATCCAGTTTCCCGATGACGATTCATGTATTGAAACCTTGTACAAGGGTTATTCAATCAAACTCAGAACGGAGATTGACCAAAGCTACACAACAACATGGAGTATCTATCAAAGCGACTTAATCTGCGAGGGCGAAGATGAGTTCTATTCTTCAGTCGGCGAAGCAGAAACTTCTGCTATTAGCTGGATTGATTTTCACTGTTTACCAAGACTCGCCAAACCGACAGGAGTAAACTAATGAGCAACATCATCTCAGTAGCAATCAATAAACTCTTGGGCGGTTTGGGCGAAATACGTCTCTACACTCAAGAAGAGACAAACGAACTCGCGGGTGAAACAAAGAGACTACAGGAAGCCGTGAACCCAACAGTGGAGAACCTGAGACTACAAAGTCAGGTTCTCCGAGCCAAAGCAGACATTACCATTGCCCAACTTCAAGGTGTATCAGAAAAAGCTAGGGCAACAACTGATGTAGCCGTAGCAGCGGCAGACACCATAGAAGTTGTCGTTACCGAGTCGCAAAGATATTACGAAGCCGAGCAGCGAGTCAAATCTGTTGCAGCACAAGTTCTCCCTGATTATGCGGCTTTACTCTCTGGGGATAGCCCATCTAGCCGTCCCGAACAAGTTGAGCAATCTCGCAATTTTCTACAACTACCTTACAGGAAATAAAATGTTTCCACTCGCATTAGGATTGACCGTTTTAGTTTCGACCAACTTTCTAATTTATGCAATCAAATCTCAGTTACTAGCCGCCAATATAGGGATTATCATTCTAGGGTTAGTTATCTGTTCAAATCTTTTGGCAACCTTGATGCCTACACTGTTCTCAGAGTTGTGGAGCTTTCCGGCCAATAAAGTTATCGCCTACTCTATCGGATTCTGGTTTTGTATCACTTGTGGACTTATCGTAGGGATTGCAACCTAATGTCAAACACAACTGAACATTTTTTGGGAAATCTTTTTAACGAAAAAGATTTCAACGCTCTAACCACCAAAACAACCGTAGCAATATCGATATCTGGTGGTGCGTGGTTAGGAAGTCTATTCCTTGGTGGTAAGCCATCAAATCTTAAAACGGCAAGTCTGTTGCTTGCTATTGCCATAGGAGTTTTGGCAAGCTCGTTAGCGCTCAAAAGACAGAAGTTAGTACGGAAAAAAGCCGTAATGACGCAAGTGGAAAATAACGACTTCCTGCAAAAGACAGGTGTTCTCACTGGGTTAAACGCAGAGCTAACAACAAAGCACCTAGAAGAGTGCTTGAAGCAAGATGTCAAGCCAAATTCTAAATAGCAGGAGAGCAAATGGATTTATTTCAAAGGATTGTCGATGTCTGGACACCGCCAATCGTTAAAAAAGGTAATACCACTGAATCAGTACCTACTGAAACCGCTAGCAGACAAAGGATAGACTCAGGTTCGAGCCTTGAAAATCAAATCTTGATTGAGGTCAATGACTACAGAAAGAGTAGAAAACTCAATCCTTTGACAATGGATTCAAGGCTTAACGAGATTGCTACTAATCATAGTAGGTGGATGAATAAAAGCAGTCGCCTAACTCATGATGGTTGGAATGAGGAAAGGGGCCCGCAAGTTATGAAATCTTTTGCGAGAGCCGGAGAAAACTTAGCGGGTGGAGAGTGTTACGATTATCAATTTTCCGAGCAACGCACATTGATTGTCCCTGGCTGGATAAAAAGTCCAGGACATCACACAGTAATGATTCAACCTTATTTCACGCATACCGGAATTGGTATTTCCGTCTCACGACTCCAGGGTGATGATGGAAGAATCAATTATTTTGCAACTCAAATATTTGGAGCGTAACAGCAATGTTCAATAAAAAAAATCTTGGGAAATTAGAAATCTCAAGAGACGAAATCGAGAAGATGATAAAAATTGTCCACTCCGGTGATGTATACCGAGAGCGGGGAGGACTTTTCAAAACAGATGGCACGGTAACAGAAGAACCTAATACGGGCGGTAGATTCTGTCGAAGTATGCTCATTTTGGACACCGACTCGTTTGACTGGGATAAAGTTAAAGCACTTTGGATTAGCAACGAAATTGAACCGGAAGAGGGGTATTTCGATGAATGTTGTAATCGTTGTGTAACAGCACGGGAAGCCAAAGTGAAAGCCCCTAGACTGGATTTTGTCACTCCGGCTCAAGGAAATTGGGCGGATGCCTTTAAGGTTCCGGTAGCGGTGTACCAAGCTGAAAGTCCGACAATACTTGGAAGTTTCGACTACTATGACCCAACCGGGAAAACCCTAGGGGTCAATTTCTACCCTCAGTCAAAACAGGCAGGAATTGCGCGAAAAGACCCTAAGCTATTAACGGCAACTGCTTTAAAAGCTGTAGAGTTTATCAAAGCAAGGGAGGCTCAAATAACTGAAGAATGGATGGCTCTAAAACAAGAGTACGCCACTCAAGAAAGGCGTTGCATGGAAGCAGCCGAACAAGCCTTGCTCCAATTGGAGACTTTGAGTGTTGACTACGCAAACGCAGTGGAGAAAATTAAGCGTTACGGTGGTCAATCTCCGCGTCAGCCCAACTATCAGGAGTGGCGAAACCTGCATATCAAAACGGGTTTCAGCTCTCAGAATCAATCACAGCAAGCAAACCAAGCAAAACAAGTTGCCCAGATTAAGCAGCAATTGCTGTCTCCATCCCCCGACCCTTTTGAATTTCCTTCTGAGTTGCCGGAGAAGATTGGTATCCCAGTTCAGGCTTACTCCAACTGGTGTAATTGAATTAAAACGGATTAGCGGCCTTTTATATACCGTCAAAAATGGCTGCTTCTATCCCAACCTAGCGAGTCAATTCAGCAATTTAGTAAAAACTACCCACTAAAATCATGGCTAAGAAAATCTGTCGAGTTTACATTGCCAAAGATAGTGTCAAACCAAAGCTGCTTCCCGTTTTGGCTAGAGAAGTTCGAGACTTAATCGAGACTTGTCTTTTCAACCAATTGCGAGCCAGTTACGACGAACTTGTCAAAGATTTGCAAGACCCCAAAAAACGCGCTGAACTTCTAACTAGATTTCCAGAATTGAAAGATTGGGAGACCCCTACCGACAAAGAACTCAGAGAGTTGGTAGAACAAGAGCAATGCGACTATGACGGACAAGGTGGCTGGAGCTATTCAATTTTAGACGAACCAACCTGTGTTACTGGAACGCTTGAAATATTTGTTGCTGGCTATCAAGCTAAAGTAATAGGCTCGTCTTGGGGTGCGCCCTCAGAGCATCCTGGGTTCAAATTCTCGGAACAAACTATTAACGATTGACACATGAGAAAGACGATACAATCAATACTGTAAACAATATTGCAGAGACACATCCCTGAGAGAAATCTTGGGGTTTCTTGTATGCAGAAAAAAAACAAGTCACCCAGCAATTACTGTGCAGTTTGCAACAATAAAATTGCCTTATTTTGTTGACTTTAAAGATAGTTATTTATAATTACTATCTTGTGGTTACATCAGTAGGGTCAGTTTCTTTTCAAGTAGCACTGGACACATCTAGAGTAGTCCAAGATATCTCGCAGCTTCGTTCTTCTGTTGGTTCGCAAGGAATAAGCCTGCGTGCTGGACTGGATAATAGTCAAGCTGTAACAGCGTTAAGAGAGCTTACCCTTGCGGTTCAAGCATTGAACAATACTATGGCGGGTATTACCATTCCTCCAATAGTAGTTCCCCCGATAGAAATCCCACCCGTCAACCCAGCTCCAGCAATTGTAGGTTTCCAGGCGTTGGCGGATGCAGCAAAATTTACCTTTGGGGCTATAAAAGGGTTCGCAGAAGAAGGAATTAATACTTACAAGGGCTTTGAAAGTTCCCTCAACTCATTCCGCGCGGCAGCAGGTGCGAGTGCCGAAGAAGTAGCAGCACTTGAAAGAGAAGCGATTGCTATTGGAATCGCGACAAGTAAAACAAGCAACGAGTCGGCAGAGGCTGCTGTTGAGTTGGCAAAGCTGGGTTTCAGCGCTAAAGATACCGCTAAAAACTTACGCGGCTTAGTCGCAATGGCAGAAGCCTCTGGCGCTAGTGTTAAAGTATCTGCTTCAGTTGTTGGTGCTGCTACCACTATTTACGGCAGAAGTGCCAACGAAATTGCAAACGTAGTTTCAGCCACGGCGGCGGCTGGTGCGATTGATGCGCCTGACTTTCTGCAAATATTGTCTCAAGCTGGTGCAGTTGCAAAAGCAAACAATCAAGACTTAGAAACCTTAGCAACAACTTTTAGTTTAGTTAGAGATGCCGGATTTAGTGCCTCAACTGCCGCCACAGCGGTAAAAACAGTTATTAGCAGACTTTCAGCACCTTCTACAAAAGAAGCGTCTGAAGCCATGAAAAAACTAGGGGTAGATATCCGAGATTCTACAACCGGAGAAATGCGAAATCTGGTTGAATTAGTTCCAGAGTTTCGTTCCGCCCTTAATAAAATGCAACCGGACGAAAAGGCCAGTTTGACAAGAATAATCTTTGGAGATGAAGGCGGGCCAGCCTTTCTTGGTTTACTAGGTCAAACTCAAGACAAAATAGACAAAACTTATACAAAAATTAAAAACGCTCAAAAAGGAGATACTGGCGCAGGCTCAGCTATTGAACAACAAGCACAGTTACAACAAGGTTTGGGGAATGCTACGGAAGAGTTAAGTGGAAGTATAGACGCTCTAAAATTACAATTAGGAAAATCTCTTGCTCCCTCACTAGCCGCAGCAGCAACAGCCGCCAATTCGCTTTTAGGTGTTTTTTTGAACGCACCCGCACCAGTTCAAACATTAATTGGTGGAACAATCGCCCTTGTTACGGCCACATCTGGGTTGATTGTTGGCTATACCATTCTTGAGAAATTGCAGATTATCAAAACTGCACAAGAAATCGCCGGAGCCGCTGCAACTACTGCCGGAATTGTCGTTACAAAAGCTGCCGCTGCTGCTAAAACGGTTTACGCTTTAGCTACTACCCAAGTCACAGTTGTTATGGTTGCAAATAATGCGGCGATGGTAGTTACCCAACTTCGGTTAGTAGCAATGACGGCGAACTACCTTCGCGCAACCATTGTAACTAACTTATTTGGGACATCCTCTTACTTTGCTGCTGTTGGTCTTGGTGGTATAGCAACTAGCGCCGCCTTGGCATTAGCACCTCTTGCAGCGTTGGGTGCAGCCATTGGATTGATTGCTATTGTCCAAAAAACTCAGGAAATGAAGGAGCTTAACGTTGCGCTTGATGACCTACGAGCCAACACTGACATTGTGGGCAAGGCTGGAGTGGGTAGCGCTCAAGACTTAGGCAATGTTCAAAGCACCCGTGCCAAAGCCACAACAGAAAAGAGAGGGCTGACTGCGGTTGAGAAAGAAGCCGAGAAAAAAGCTTTAAAACGCGCAGATAATACTTTGCCCCTGCTAGATAAACAATTAGCAGAAGCCAACGCCGTCCCCGAAGCCAAGGCAGGATTATTTGGCATAGGCGGAAACGAAGCCGAAGCTCAAAACAATGCACGAAACGCTGCAATTGGTCAAATTAAAATGCAGATTGACCAAGTTAATCGGCAGAAAAAGTCAATTCAAGAATCAATTGAACTTGACAAAAAAAAAGCTGTACAGCAGGAAAAAGCAAAACCTACAGTTGACTCAGTTACAGAGGCAATTAAGAAACAATCAACAGCGCTTGAGGGAAAAGTCCTAAAGCAAAAATTTGCGATTGAAAGTGATTTGACTGCTGGTAAAATCAATGAAAAAGAAGCCGCTAAAAGGCGGGCGGCAATCGAGTTACAAGCGGCAACAGACAAAGCAAACTTTGCCAATAAGTCTGTTAAAAGTTTAGGCGATGCAAAGAAAGAGAAACCTGAAGATTTGGAGAAGCTCAAAGAAACTCAGAAAAAAGCTCAAGAGGAACTGCTAAAAGCTCAACAAGAAGCTAACGAAACTCGTGCAGCGGCTAAGAAAAAAGCTGCTGTTGATGCGATTGAAGCGCGACTATCTGAGCAGAAGTTACCTTTAGAACAGCAAGCGGCAGATTTAGGAGTTAAATCTCAAGACTTAGATTTGTCTGCTAAACAAGCTTCGGTGGCTGGAGGGGTTAACGATGCTCAATCCAAACTAGACCAGCAACGATTAGGTTTTCAGTTACAATTAGCAGACCTCGCTGGAAACACCGCAAAACAGGAGGAGTTGAAAGAGGCAATTTATCAGAAACAGGTTAGTCATCTTGTAGCCTCTCAGGCACAGCAACGGGCTAGCGTAGGACTCGCACGCAAACAGCAGGAAATCGAGCTACAACGTCAAGAGATTTCAGCCAAGATTGCAATCATTGAAGCTCAGGCAGCTTTAGCTAAAGCTGTAGCGACAGGAGCCTCAGCAGAGGAAGTTGCTGGATTAAAGCAAGCGCTAGGATTGCGAGGTCAGGCAGCCGCTCAAATTGGCAAAGGCAGAGCAAGCCAAGCTCAAGTCAATGCACTTGAAGATAAAAAGCTGTCTATTGAGCAGCGGACGACCAAGGAAAACTCAGAGCAAGGTCGAGCGATTGAGAAACAAAAAGAAGCTAGGCAGAAAGCTCTAGAGCAGATTGAACAAGCCGCCAAAGTTCAAGAGCGTACCAGTAAACTGGCAACCACAAATGAAACCCTTGGCGTTCGCAAGGCTGAACTTTCTGGCAGTATTTCAGCACAAGAAGCCGCCAAGCAAATTGAAGCAATTGGCGTTAAAACTGCTGAACGCGAACGCGGAATTTTAGAAAGTAAGTTGACAACCACGCGCCAAATGCGAGCACAGGGCTTAATCTCTGTTAAGGAATCCGCAGACCGCGAAGCACAGATTCAGCAAGATTTAACACAAGCAAATCTCAACCTAATCGAAAAAGAACTCGCAGCCAAGAAAAAGGCGGCAACCGACGCAATTGAAGCACGGCTGTCTGAGCAGAAGCTACCTCTTGAGAAGCAAGCAGCCGATTTGGGGGTCAAGGGTCAAGGCTTAGAATTAGTTGCGAAAAAACAAGGTGCAATAACTGGGGTACTAGAGGCTCAATCCAAACTAGACCAGCAACGATTAGGTTTTCAGTTACAATTGGCAGACCTCGCTAGTAATACTGTTCAGCAAGAGCAACTGAAAGAAGCGATTTATCAACAGCAGTTAAAGTCCCTTGCTCAGTCACAAGAACAACAAAAAGCAAATGTTGGACTAGCTCGTCAGCAGCAATCCATCGAGTTACAGCGCCAGGAAATTACCGCAAAAATTGGCATTCTGGAAGCCGAAGCATCGTTAGCCAAAGCTAAAGCAACTGGTGCATCTAGTGGAGAGATTGCAGCCCTCAGTCAGGCTCTAGGACTACGGAATCAGGCACTCGGACAAATCAGTAAAGTCCGTTCTGCACAATCTGAAATTAATAGTCTTGAAGACAAGAAACTGGCAATTGAGCAGAAGGCAACTCGTGAAAACCTAGAACAAACTCGCGCTATTGAAAAACAGAAAGAAGCCAAGCAAAAGATTGTTGAAAAAATTGAAGAAGCTCTCAAAGCTCAAGAGCGTATCAGTAAGCTAACGACTACAACCGATACCTTGGCAATCCGTAAAGCCGAACTTGCTGGGGGATTATCAGCAGAAGATGCCGCTAAACAGATTGAAGCCGTCCAACTCAAAACAGCAGGGCGCGAGATTATCATCCTGCAAAACAAGTTAGTTGCAACCCGTCAGTTACGTGCTCAGGGCGTGATTACTGCCAAAGAAGCCGCAGACAGAGAAGGGCAAATCCAGCAAGAATTAGCGGGTGCAAACCTTGGGCTGATTGAGAAGCAGTTAGAAGCCAAGCGCAAAGCAGCCACCCTAGCAATTGAAATTCAATTAGCCGCACAAAAACAAAGTCTTGAGAACGAGCTAAACACTCTTGACAGTCAGAAGTTTGGACTAGACCAACAGTCGCGCAAACAGGCAGCAGCGGGTGGTCTTACTTCTGCGGTATCCGACCTTGACAAGCAACGGTTGGAATTCCAGCTTGCTCTTGCAGATGCGTCCGGCGACGCCACCAAGGCTGAGGGAATCAAAAAACAGATTTATGACCAGCAAGTAGCATCACTTGCGGTTCAACAACAAGCTCAACAGCAGTCACTAGCTATTAGTCAGAAGCAGCAGGCAATAGAACTACAGCGCCAAAAAATTCAAGCTCAGATTGCCTTGTTTGAGTCTCAGGCGGCGGTTGAGAAAGCTAAGGCAACGGGTGCAGCGCCTCGCGAAATTGCAGCGTTAAAACAGGTTCAAGGTTTTCGAGAACAAGCACTCGTTCAAGTTGGAGAATCTGAAAAAGCTCAAAGTGAAATCAACCAACTTGAGCAGCAGCGGCTAAACATCGAACAACAGGGGGGACGAGAACGCCTAACACAGCAACAACAACTTGAGGAAGTTCGCAAAGCAGCGCAAGCCAAAAAAGACTCTGCTGGCAGTCTTAGTTCGACAAGCTCTGTACAGTCGTCAAATGTTTTTGATGCGTTTGGCAACGCAAAACCCGCTCTTAATCAAGTTACAATTGCCAAAGAGGTAGAGGACAAGAAACAGCAGCAAACCTTAACTGTCACCGCTCAAACTGCGATTATTCAAGCTTTGGGAGCCGTACAAACTGAAGGGTTAAAAGGTTTAGGGTTTGAAACCCCCAAGGCTGCACCTGTTGCTGAAATGACTCCCGACTGGCTCAAAGGCATCAGTGCTGAAATTGGCAAACCTTTAGAAATCGCTAAGTCACTGCCAATTTTTGACGTTCCTGTTGACACCGTTTCAGCGGTTCCCGATGTTGAAACAGCGAACAAATCCCTTGTAGCCGCTCAGAAGGCGATGGAGGATTATACTAAGAAATGGAATGCCGAAGCTAGAGCCGAAAATGAATTAGCGGCTCGTGATTTCGCAAAAAGAAAAGGTATTAATTTCAATACCGAGGAAGGTAAAGTCAATGCTGCAATTGGAGCAGCCGAGGAATCCACCTTGGGAGGTTTGCGCGAAGCGAAAGCAGCAATGGAGCAGTTTGGGAAACCCGTTAATGGAGCTTTGAAAACATTTGAAGGTGGACAGACTCCTATAACTGAACTTGAACGTTTGCAACAACAATTAGACGAGGCAAGAGGGAATCAAGTCAAGGCTGAAGGAGAGGCAAACAAACCTAAAGGATTGGAGGCTACCGTTACTAGGATTTATGAGATATTAGCAAAAAGATTAGGTGATGTAGCTCCATCTAATCAGCCCCCAATTGCTCCAAAGATTGATACCGAGGCCAAACAAATTACAATGTCCCTAGAAGAAACAGCAGGCAATATTTACAACTTACTCGAAACTATCTCGAACAAGTTAACTGGAATGGGTAAAGGCGGTGTGGGAAACCTTACTGTCGTTTCCCAGAATCCAGCAGCCGAATGTGCTGAAATCTTAAGCGCCCTAGGTAGGAGAAAATAATGCCATATCCAACAATAGAAGATTATCCATACCTAAGACTTGAAATCGACACTCTTGCGGTAACTCTAAGAAACTTGCCAAGCTACTCTAGAAAGTTATTGCACGGGGCTAAGATAGATTACGCTTTTAGTGGCAACGCATTCATAAGGCGAACGCCGCATGAAGCAAAACACCTGTGGAATGTGACTGTATTGGCTTCTTGGGAAGAGAGGAATCAGTTTTGGTCGGTAGTCAGACGCGCAGACAGTAAAATATTTGTTCCACCTTTTGACGGATATAAAATTATATTGAGTGATGTATTTCTCAGTTTGACAGAGCCTGTTACTACCCGTCTACTAGCAGACCCATTCATCAATAGTCAGAGCGGATATGTCGAATATTTTGCTAAGTTTTTAGTCGGGATTGACCTGTCTACTATTGAAGAGAAGGCGATAGGAGAGTTGATGGAATTGAGTTTTGTAATGAGCGAATTAGAAAAACTAGCCGTGTGAACTGCTAAGAATCTTAGCACGCCGTTCAACGTGTGTAGACTACTATTATCCCCCCGGTATGGGCAACGCAGGAATTGTAGCAAACTTTTTTATCGCCTGTCAATACTTTTATTGCATTTCCTACAAGTTGGTGGATGCTTGCGAACCAACCATTTTATCTGCCCGCAAATAACGCACTCCCCTTCTCGACTTTCTCTTTTTTGTTCGAGGTATTGCCTGTTTTCTCGGTTCCACTCAGCGCGAACTTTGCGACCTCGCTCTGATTGATTGTATTTTCTTTGTGGTTCTGGCGTTGGCATACTGCTATACTTAGATGAGTTGTTTCCGTGACAAGTTGCAGCTAGAAGCCCCTAGAGAGGGGCTTCTTTGTTAAGCGATTTCGCGACGCTACTTGACTTATCTTAGCGGTTTGCTATAGCCCTTGCTGAGTGTAAACAACGTCTTTCGCTTGGCGTATCATTCCATCAAGCAATCCGTTATTAAATCCGACAAAGGAGTTGGGTGTTTCGATATGTTGCCAACCCATAGCGATAGCTAAATCAGCTTCAGCAAATCGAGTACCTATAGTTTTCCGACAGCCCTTTGCAATGTACTTCAATTCAAGACACTTTTTGTTAGTTATGTGGCCTTGATACCGTTCAGCAGAGACGATGTTAGCTTCCACTATTTTGACGCACCGTGATACGGGACAGCCAATCGTATTAACAAGCATTAACGTGACCCGCTGTCCTTCAAGCGCTTTGACATCAAAATCAGATTGAGATTGTGGGACTGCTGCGATATTCATTATTTTTGCTGTTGTTGAATTCCGTGACTCTTTTAATATAATACACGGTGCGGAGATTGTCAAGCGTTTTGGGAAAGTATTTTGTAGATACGGTGAAAGGATGACTGTGTACAGAGTCTAGCGGTTGGGGTTGCTGGCGTGGCAACGTTGCAGCGCTGGTGGTAGATTTTGCGACGTTTGAGGCGGGCTAGAGCGTTCAGTCTGCGGCCGCTCCCAAACGGGTAGGATACTCAGGGACGGTTAGTCGCGCATCCTCACAACGCGCGACTCCTGTGGATTTATTGGCTCGACTATTTTGGTTTGATTTTTAGTGAGTAAGGCAAAGTTTTTTCTTGTGTTTCCGATTGCATTAATTTCTCAAACCATTTGATACTTAGTTTTTCCACACTTGACCGCGGGTGGCAGGTTTGTGGAGCATCAACAGTGGTAGATGCCAACAATTCACCCTCAAAATACACACATATATTGAATTGATTTTCTGGGGAATCATCCCAAAGTTTGGTATTCTCAAAGGTAAATTTGTGATACCCATCGGGTTCGTACCAGTGATATAAAATTGTTTTCAATTATTTTGACTCCTCGTTGTTAATGATTAGTTGCCCCAGCCCTTTTAATGCTCCCGCTGGTAATGAGCAAACCGTGAATTGTCGCCAAATTTAGAGGTTATAAAGCTGGCGGTTGTCCATCCTAGTTAGTTGATTCGATTACCATCTCATGGGTAATCTGCTTGAGTTGTCGGCGGCCGGTGCGAGAGGCATCTCGCTTTACCCACCGCATTGTGCGCGGTTTTGTGGTCGATATTTTAGCGTCCCACACGCTATAATTCCGCCCGTTTAATAGTTTGCGATAGTTTCCTTTCATGGGGTTTTTTAGTTTTGATTGCTACGTTGCTAAGAACCTGTAGAGCGGTAGGAACTAATAAGTTTTAACGTCACCTCCCATCCGCGAAGAGATTGGTTTTTCTCTTGTTTTTTCTATCTGTTATCACTATAGGCTACTCGCTAAGACTTGTCAAGCGTTTTAGAAAAGTATTTTTAAACGGTGTCGAAAGTGTTGCTATGTCTGGACTCTGGGACTGAGGGTGTAATCGTGGCTTGGGTAAAATAATATTAAAAAATAGCAATCAATTTATGACTGCTATTTTTGAAAAAACGCTTTAGTTTAATTTCTAACCATACTCTTCGATAATCCATTTATCGAGAGCCTCAACAGCTTCATCTTGGGAAATTTGCAAGTATTCGCAGTCTATTTTTCGACCCCGAACAAATAGTTTGCCGTCAATCTCTTTCCCTTCAACGTAAGATTCGGTTTCCTGTGATGAAAGTGGCAGTTTAACCTTACTGCTTATGATTTTAAAGAAATCCATTATTTCTCCTTAATTAGTTTTGGGCGGTGGTGAGGAAGTGACCTCATTTTAATTACTCACTTCATTGCATCTGATGATGAGTTGTTTGCTAGAGAACTTTGAGCCCTTCTCTAGATTTCCGGGCGCAAGAATTCCGGTATTTTTGTAAGTTAACGGCAGGTAGTGGCGAAAAGCCGCCGTCTTCTCCTCTTACCATTGAAACAACTAACGGGAAGCTCCCCGTTAGCCCGTGGATAGTAGTTAGCACTAGCACCGCTAGATGAGCTAGCCCTGGAGACACAATCGTCACAAGCTCAGTCCCGTTTCCCACGAGAGGGGACAAGTAGGCAATGAGCTTATCTGAAAGCTCCGGGTCTTCCAATCTAACATGGAGTTGATGGTCTTCAAACCCTAAAGCATCTAGCTCTGAATTAGGATGAGAAAAATTGATTTTGGGCATGAGTCTATAGAATCCCTACCGGGGAAAGAATTAGATAGGAAAAAGCATAAGAGGGAGTCGAACCCTCATCGGAGCAACCTGCTAGGCATTAATATTTACAGTCTGTGCATGAACTCTAAATACTGTTTTTCAGCCCCTGTTATGTTCCCCTTAGCGAATTCCAGTTCTAAATCGACTTCAATCTCGTCCCAATCTATATCTTTTGAAAGTTGTAAGACGATTGGGCGGGGCCCGTTCATAACCTCGACCCCAAACCGAGAGTTTGCTACTAAGTCATTGTCGATGATTTTAAAGTGACGCATAATTTCTAACTCTGTGATTTTACTAGCCTCGTCAGTGGCAAAGTAGTAAGCTTTACCAGACACCTGAGAAGGTGTTTCGGCGATTAATAGATTTTTGAATTTAGAGGTTATAAAGTGAGTGTTCTAGCTTGTTTTTGTAAACAATGTTGTACCGTCCCACTTCCGACTATTTAGAACATCCCACGGGGGTTGACGAAGCTTGAGATAAGCGTCAGATGGTTCAAATGGTAGCCACCATTCTCCTTTTTCGTAATCGGTCACGTTCCAACCTCTCGACCCATAACGCCCTTCTTCATAAGGCTTCCAAGTGAAATATATGTGGTAACGTCCTGGGGTAAGATTTCTCAATCCTTTAGTTGGAGCATCCTGCAAAAGCGCCACATGAATATCTAGAAGTCCATCTATTCCCCAATCTGCGTCAATACGCTCAACTTTCCCCCAAGCTCCCGGAATTACTTTTCTTGCTCGTTTTATTAACAAGAGAAGTGCTGGAAAATCTTTGTCTTTAATTTGGGCGTACTTTTTAGCTTTTGCAATTTTCATTTTTAGGCTCGCTTGGAGTGGTTTTTTCTATCTGTTATCACTATAGGCTACTCACTAGGATTTGTCAAGCGCTTTGGGAAAGTATTTTTTAAACGGTATCGAAAGTGTTGCTATGTATAGCGCTTAGCGGTTGTGTTCGCAAGGTGTTGGTAGCGTCGGTGTAGTAAAAACTAGAAAGCCCTCACTAAGACTTGCACTTAGTTGATAGCTTAGAACTAAGAGGTAAGTAGAAGTTATAGTGTTAGCTTTCTTTTGCTTTTACTTCTTTTTCAACTAGAGACTTTAAGAAAAAGAGCGTTTCTTTATCTGCTATGAGATTAATTACTCTGCTTTCTTCATTTCTTATTTTTTGTCTTTGTAAACTTTCAACAGTTCTCACTTCCTCGATTTTGTTATTAACTCGACTCCATACTTCTTCCTCGGCTAAACAAATTGACCTCATAGCATTAGGCAAATCCTTATAAGGAACTTGGTCACAAAACGACATTTTCACTGCTAATGAACTATCTACTTCCTTCATCACTGATGTAAAAGCACTCATTAATTCTGAATCAGTAGCCACAGAGATATAGTTGTAAGACATTTGAGTTTTCCTTAAAATACCCATAAGAGCTAGGGTAAAAACTAACTTAGGAGTCGCACCCAAGTTTTCCAAACCTATAGCCTAGAAAAAATCTCATTTAGCTTCATGGTGATTTACTGCTCGGTTTTGGGCATATACCGAATCTGGACTGCATCTCTTGCAATCCCTACAAATCTTTTACCAACGATGTCTTGGTCTGGGTAGATAAAAACGTCTTCATGATTGGAGTGGTCACCATCATAATTAAACCTTTCTGAGTCTTCGTCTAGCGCTAACGCACCAATACAAATTTCTTCTGAGTTGTAATAAAGGCGAACTTCGATTCTTGGTACTGCTATTCTTGTCATAGTTTTAGTAGTTTTTTCATCTGTTATCACTATATAGGCTACTCGGTAGCTTGTCAAGCGTTTTGGGAAAGTATTTTTAAACGGTATCGAAAGTGTTGCTATGTATAGTGCTTAGCGGTTGTGTTCGCAAGGTGTTGGTAGCGTCGGTGTAGGGATGTTGACGTGCTGGGCTAGTCTGATGCTATAATAAAAACAGGAAGCCACCCGTTATAAGCGAGTGGCTTCAATCAAATCAACGAATACAACGGAAAGAAATCATAGATTGCAGGTGAACTCAATCTGAATCAATCATAGCACATATCCAACCGATGCTGTCAAGTGCTTCAGATTAATTCTTGCCAAGATTTTCTTCCGTTGTATTCACCACAACCCTACACAAGGTGAATCGATTGGACACATCAAGACTAGGATACTTTGATGAAGATTTAGCTATTATCATCGGCGTAATTGGAGCCACCATCTTCAACAAGCTTCAGTGGTGTGTTGAGAGTCCTTCAATGGCTGGAACAGTCGTAGATGGGCAAAAGTGGATTCGCAACCCTATCAAGTGCACAGACCCTAAAAAGAAAGAGCGAGTGCAAGAACACGGCAAGCTTATTGACTGGCGCGGCAATTTTCCATTCTTGAGTTTTTATCAAATCAAGTCTGGATTCGCCAAACTTGAAGAACTCGGCTTAGTCATCAGTCAGAAGCTTCGAGCCGGAAAATGGGATGCCTGCAAGTATTACACCATTGACACAGAAAAGCTAGCTGAACTGCTGGAACCCGCATCACTACCCATTTGTCAAAATCCGTCAAATCGATATGTCGAGTCTCAGCAAATCGATTTGACGACTGACTGCAAATCAAATCAAGATACATTTTCAAAGAAAGTTATTCAAAAAGAACCTCTCACAGAAAGAGCGAGCGCGACTGTTTTAGTAAATTTAGAGATTGAAGAAAATGAAGAAAGCAACCAAAGCAACCAAAGCAATGTCAATTTCCAAGTTGCCAAAGAAGTAGACTCAACAACAGAACCGATAACCTTGCAAGTTGATAAATGTTCCGCGCCGTCGAGTCCGGTTGCGAGAAAGGAGTTTTTCGAGGCATTGCTGGCGTACTGCTACCAGCGGGTAGATATCGACTCTCCTGAAGGCTATGCTAACTGGGTGATGCGCGAATCTAAGTCCAGAACGCCAGAGGCCAGCGTAGCGATGCTGTGGGACGAGTTTAACGCGGGTGAGGAGTTAGGCGGTCGCATGGTTCCCCCCGGCTTCAGATTGCGCGGTGTACCTGAGCAAGTCGTTGTGGAGGCTATATCGCAGGACTGTATCGGCAAGGTAGGTACAACGGCGACAGAGGCGGCCAAGAGTGCCGCTGGACAGTTACGCCGATTGCCAGTGGTTGCAGCGGTCGCCAATGCGGTAAAATTGCAGCTAGAACGCTGTTTAGAGGGTGCAAAACGACAAGTAGAGTTAGGAGTCCCAAAGGAGCAAGCACTCTTGAATAATTTACCAACTTACGCAACCAACTGTACCGAGAATTCAATACCACAAATTGCCGCAAGTGAGACAGTTGAAATGCCAGAGACAGCAGCAACAGACCCGACAAACCCTTATGCGCTAACAGATGAAAATCGAGCCGCCAGAAATAAGGCTTTTGAGATGGTTCAAGCCAAACTTCCAAGAGGACGAACCAAGCGAGAGCAGATGTTAGCGGCAAATATGGCTGATGCGGCGGCTTTTGCGAAAGAAATGCCATTTACGAAGCCTAAACCAGTTGTTGAGGTAGTGGTCGAGAAACCAGTTGAGGATGATGAGCCGATTCTGTGGTGACGTCAATTGTTCGTTTTAAGCGTTCTTATCCCCTCTCTCTCGGCGTTGACTCTGTACTTAATTTGAGCCTTAGTCTCCCATGCTTTCTTGTATTCAACGTTTTCAAACAGCTTGGAAAAACCCGTTAGATGTTTTAGTCTTAAAAGCTCTTCCGGCTCCATCCCTAGCTCGTTACAAATCTCTGAATCTTTCCATCCGTTCTCTAACATAGAAAAGACCATTGAACTCATTCCAGATATGCTGTGCTTCCCCCTGGCGCGATTATGACGGACGGTACTTGCCATCCTGTCGTTAATTTCCTTGTCAATAACAACGATAGGAATCAAGCCCATATTTCTGTCGTAGATATCTTGGTTTTGCCTCATCGTTGAATAGCGGTGAAACCCATCAACGATGACATACTTTTGAATTGACTCATCCCAAATGGTAACTATAGGCGATGTGTACCCATCGTGGCTGATAGAGGTATACAGCAGCTTCATTTCAATCGTTGCTACGGAGTTTGGATTGTAGTCGTTAGCCTCTACCATTTCAATTGAAACCCATTGAACTAAATTAATGGGCTGACTTTTTAGTGGTGACAGTTCATGCAGCAATGCTTTGATTTCCTCAATAGCGGCAATAGGATTAGCGCTATTTTTTAAATAATTCTCTATCTCTTTTTTCACGGTCTCTGTTTGTATTTGTTCTTTCTTTAAGATGAGAAGCTGCGAATGTCGTTGCTTTTGTTCCATGATAATCATTTTTCAAAATCATATCAATATGATACTTGCAGACTTTATCTTGAATCTCTGGGATGTATTGCCTTTTATCCGATTCTACCTGTTTGAGCATTATTTTTTTAACACTCTGATTTGTTATTAAATTTTCTAATAAATAGTCTCGATACTCATGCCAATCTTCAAACATAAACGGTAATTCTTTAGGACATTTCCAGTCAGCTTTTAGAATGCCAGCCGTATTAATTCCCCTTAATCTTTGTGTTAACCTTGTCCACAAATCCCCTTCAATTTCCTGAAGAAAGAATAAATTGTCAACGGCTGTCTCATGGGTGACGTTTGACAATCTCATTTTTATAGGTGAGATACCGTACTGATACATATAATCATATAAAACACAATATTCCCATTTATTATCATGAATGGATTTCCAGATATCTTTATAAGACCAGTCGTATAACGGATAGAAAACGAATTGATTGCGCTTCTTATTCTCTACTTTTCCCCAAGTAATCCATTTATAGGTCGCAAAGGTCGTCAAGCCCGCCCGCCTTGCGGGTGATTCTTCACACCTGACTCCAGAAAGATAGGCATAAGACTTCCCTTTAAATATCCAGTTCCCTAAATCATCAAACAACTTTTCAAATCTATCAGTTTTTGCAGGGCTTTCGTGAATAGCAATAGGGTCTTTTTCCCTAATCCATGTAATTTCAGGGTTGATGTCCCAAGCATTTAGCCAGGGGTCCTCGCTGCAAGTAGCGTTAAAAATTCTAAAGGGAATTTGGAACCAGTATGGCTCAATCCTAGTGTCGTACATTACCGATTTCATGTAATCAATAGTGCAATCCCATTCAGCCTCTTGGTCAATAAATAATACTTTTAGTGGTAATCTTCCTTTTTTTTCCGCTACCATTAAAGCTAAGTTCAATGTAACTGTTGAATCTTTCCCCCCTGAGAAATTAACTGCAATATTTTCAAACTCATCAAACAAATATTCAATGCGCTCTAAGCCCATCTCAAAAACGGTCTTATTGCCGTAATAGGTAGGCATTATTCTTTGACTCCCGTTACCACGATATAGTTAGTAAATTCGGCAAAAACACTTCCTACTGGAAAGCTGTAATTACTTAGCTTATAGTAAGGGATTGAACAATTAGCTAATTTATGAGTTACGGGATTATAATCTTCTTTAAACAGCATTAAAAAATATTTACCCCCTGGCGACAACTGATTAATTACCTGAATTGCGGATGACGGCTCACAATAGTTGAAAGACCCGTATAGCGAAACAATTGAATCAAATCCTTCATAGGGAAAGTCTTCATATTTAGACTGAATGATTTTGTGGCATGGATGTTTATTTTTAAATTTGTCTAGCATCATCCTGCTGGGGTCAACGCCTGTATACAAGTCAAAAGAAACGTTTAACAAATCAAGCAATAGCCCAGTGCCGCAGCCAACATCTAAAAGTTTACCGCCAATATAAGGTTTTAGCAGTTTTGTAAGATTGACGTTCTCTCGTTCGTATTCTGGCTTTAAAAACCAATCGTCATAAGAATTAGAAATATCATCATAGGGAGCTTTTGCGTCTTTATCAATACAAGCTCGATTGATTAGTATTGTCACGGGAAGCGGCGCACCCATAGACCAATAGAAATGTCCTAGAACGTTAAACTGAGTATATTTTCTTCCTTGAAACTTGATAACATATCCATAATCTCGAATCAGTTGAACCGCTTCAACGAAATCATCTTCGTTTTTCCAGTGCTTTCTCAATGTGTACTCATGCGGGTTTTGCGGCATAGTTTTAGCAAATATCCACCTCTTGTCACTGAACAAATAATGTAATCTTTTCAGAGCGTCGTATCTATTATCTGTACTCAAAGTCGCCTCCGCAATGTGGACAAGTTATCAGATTTTCTAAGTTTTTCTTGTTTGCTTGAGTAAATTGAGACTTTAGCTTTTGTTCTGCTTTTTCAATATTGTCATCGTTTACATCTGGGTAGTTTCGGGCGGTATTACTATTAGATATCTCAGGGTGTTCTCTATCGGTTAAATTCTTCTCTTTGTTGATTGAATCGCTTTCAGTGAAAAGTTGTTGAATGACGTTTTCGATAAAGCTATCGTTAAATGTAACAGGCTCTTCCCCTATCTGTAACAACTGGTCTAGCTCCGAAGTTAACAAATCTTGATTATACAATTTCAGCAAATCTGCTACATCAAAATCACCGCCAACTACAGTCAGGTTGTTATCATCTAGTGCATAGGCTCGTGCAGTTGCCTCCGAATCAGACTCAGCACCAAATAATACCGGGACGCACCATTCTCCAGTTTCATCTTGAGCAATTCCAACTGGCAAGTTGTGTCCGCGTCGCTTCATTACCCGTAAGGCTTCAACCCGCCCGTTACCAGCGACTATCCCGCCGCGCCCGTCATTGAGAACCCCCTCCCACTTGCAAGCAGATTTAAATCCGTACTTTTTAATTGACTGAATAATTTGGTCAAGGTTGTGCAGCTTAGCATTCTTGCCGAAAAGTTCAACCTGTGAAATTGAGATATACTTCAGTGTCAATAAATCAGTCATAATTAAAAATATCTAGTAATTGGCGGCAATTCAATCTGCTTACCTCCTATCTTACCCCTATGACAGTTAATGTAGCCGCTAGACCTAACAAATTACTCGTTGCCGGATTAGAGTTTCCCGGCTTCGCTCGATTCGTGTGCGACGAGAACGAGTTGGACACCAGCGGCCTCATTTACGCTACGGGGACGGTTGAAATCCACGACCATCACTTAAACCCGCAAGAACTCAACGACAGGTTGAATCGTTGGTGGTGCTGGGGGAAAAAGTTAGAAATTCAAATATTGAATGGCAACGGAACCTACAAGCTACACCCGCGCGGTACTCAATACTTGATTCGGTCGTTCTACAACTTTGCCGATTGTAAGTTGACAATTCAAACTGGCTGCCTGCTGTCGCTGCTGAAAAATCGGTCAATTGACGATTTCAGGGAAGACAATAAGATTCCTAAAGAAACGCCTTCTACGCAGCAGGAACAGCAAGACGGCTACACAGAGTCAACGTCTGTAATCGTAATTTCGTACTCCTCACCAGGTGTATCGTTTACGTCATCCAGTAGTTCAGGTTCTCCGCCTCCGCCCATTGTCGTACCAAAAGGCGATTTGACATTACCTGAGATATTTCGAGAGTTTCAGAAATCAAAGTTTTACGACATTCAAAAAGTTGTTACCTTTTTGCTGGGTAGGGCTGGAGCAACTAAGATTTACGGTAGTGTTACTGGAAAAATTAGGGGCCCTATCAACTTTAGCGGTTCACTGATTCAACAAGCCGGAGATTTGTGCTTTAAGGCTTCTCCCCCTAGCTACCTTTGGGCAGACAAAGACGGCATCCGGATTACTAAGATTAATATTACAAACAATCCGACCGCGCTGGTAGTTGTAATTGGCAAAGATGAAATTGAATACGCACCTTTGGACAGCGGACTAGACGCAATTAAAGAGTTAGTTGTATCGGGAAGTATTGACAAAAAGATTGCAAACATTGATGAAGTTATTAACCCCGATGGTACTAAAAGTAAGACTACGATAACGCAAGATTTTGGGCCTGAGACAATCATCAATATTAACGGCAGTCCCACAACGGAAGTGCTGCTATCAACGACAACAACGGTAGAAAAAATAGAGCCTGGTCAAAAAACTGTTACAACAACAAAAGTAGAGCGGCGCGGGCTAGCAGTTCCCGGCGCTAAAACTAATCGCAGCACCTTTGTAGAAAGTTACAGAAGTATCAAAACTCAATATTTCAGCCAGATTCCCAGTAATAATGGCAGACTAGATTATGAAGAAGAAGTCATCAACGAGCCTGTCTGCAAAGTCTTTGCTGGCTTCTTTGGAGCTTATGCCGACGTAAACTTTACAATGCCTTCAAGTGTTACGGGCGTTGGTGGACAGACTTTCCCTGCTGATAACTGGCTGTTAAATACTACTCAAATCCTAAGCAGCAAAACTCGGACAAATTATACCTACAATTCTAATGGAGTGCAAACCGCTACAACCTCAGTAACTGAAGAATATATTTCTAAAATCCTGACTAATTATTGGCCGTTTATCGGAACACTTGCACCTAGCGGACAAACTACTGAACAGTGGATGCGTTGGGGCTCAAATGAGATGCACCGTGTTACAGCTAAAACAACTTATCAAGCTAGATTCTCCGCTGAGATTGAAGCGCTGGACGAAAAATTGTGGAAGGATAAAGTTTCAGTGAATATTACCGAAGTTACAGCTATTCCTACTTACACTCGTGTGGGAGATGTTGAGGTTTCTAGTACAGTAAGCTACAGCACTCGGAATATCAACACTTTTCAAGTCAAACATCAAACGCGAATGTCGCTAATGACTGAGAAAGATGGCGACAAAATAGAACTCAGTCGCTCTGGACTTGCCAATGCTCCGGCAACTGAATACTTACCCGCATATTCAGCCGCTGGAACAGATGGCGAAGGCTTGGATGATTGGGAAGATGAAGAGAAAAAGATTAAAAAACATTGGAACTTCGACCTAGAATGTTCGGGTCAAACACCGCCCAAAGAGTTTGCAAGTATTGGCAAGGTTCCGACTGAAGCAATTCTCAAGCAAATCGCAGCAATTCTGTATTTTTACAGGCAAGGAAAGAGTAAGGCTTATGAGTTGACAATCGCCCTTAGCGACTGGTGGCTGTCCAACTTATACCGTCCGGTGCTGACAGTGCAGGTGGTTGAGCCAGATGAGAACGCAATAACCTACTTGCTTACAGGTTTAAACTTTTCTTGCGAACCTGACGCTAACTTGATTCTGGGTGACTTGTGGTGGATTGGTGGAACGGCAAACTCTTTGATTAGCAGCGCACAAGGAAATTGGCTTGCAAGTAATGCTAATATTGTTGATAAAGCCGTTGTGTTCGTAGTTGGCGACAGAGTTGAAGTTGCTTCGACTGGTGGAATTATCCCCGGTGTTGAGCCTAGTCGCTATTGGGTGTCAGCAGTACAAGTCGTTGAAGGTAAACAGCAGATTCAGCTTTCGGTGACTGAAGGTGGCGCGGCTGTACCTGTAACTGGTGCTATCATTGGGCAACCGAGAATCACAACAGTTGTAGCGAAAGAACCTGTTTTGGCGTTTGCGGAGCTCAAACCGTGGTTAGAAACTTCTGCCAAAGATTGGCTAGAATTGAGTTTAGGTAATTGGTTAGTTTTAGAGGTGACTTAAGATGAGTGACAATATTATCACAATAGAAGAAGCTTATTGTGCTGCGACTGAATTTTTCAAAAGTATTCAATTCAAAACTACGTTTGCTGGCGGGACGCAGTTAACTTTAGAAGAGTTTGAGTTTGCAGAGCCTTTAAATTGCTGGTTCATTACCTTGGGGTTTGTTCCGGTAAGACGAGAAGAAACAGAGGAACAGTACAATACTTTTAAGCGCGAATACAGAATTTTCAAAGTGAACGCTGTCACAAAAGAAGTAGAATCTATGAAAAAAGGATTTATGGGTTGTCAAGAAGATAATACCACAAGAGGATTCACTATTACATCTCAAGAGCCGATTCCAGAAGTTGATTTAAGCGAAATACTAAGTAAGTTGACACGAAAAGCCTAAAAAAAATCTAAACAAAATGGAACAAAAACTACCTTACAAAGCAGATAAAAATACTATTCCTAATTCCTGTCAAGATGTGGCGGAAGTTTCAACTATTGCAGGAGTTCAAGAATTCGGAAATTTGACAATCTGCGCCATTCGATATTGCTTTGGACGGATGACATATATGCCGTCGTTAATTGTTGAATTAACTAAAGCAAATTGGAGCCTACTAACCCCACAGGATAGGGCTACCATTCTCAAAGATGTCGCTCAAGCAATTCAAGATGGTAGGCTGGGGATGGATTGTGACAAACAAATGTGGCTAGCTTTTTATGATTGGATGATGGAGAAATATAATGAAACCATATAAGTTAAGCTTACAAGCGGCAATGAGACGCTACTCCCAATCTCAATCAGCCTCTAATATTCAAAACTCGCTAACTCCCGTTACGGCTGAAGCAAACAGAACGCCTCCAGCAGCGGAAATTGGCAAGTTTCAACAATTTGACGCTGAAGCGGGGCGCTATGTCTTCACCAGCAACACTCAATCAGTCGCCGTCCCTTCTAGTCAGATGCTTAGTAACGGACGTTTAGGCAAAGGACAGAAAGTCTTGTTAGCTCAAGGTACAGCCGACTTTATACCCGCTTAATTATGCCAGATATTAACGACATTGACGGCCGCCCCGCAATTGAAACCGATGAACCAATGTCGATTCAAGAGGCGAACCTGTGGGCTTTAGAACAAAGGGACAAAGCAGATGCTCGAAAAGCTGCTGTTGAGCGGTTGCGGTGTGATGCGGCTGAACGTCGTGAGCGCAAACCAGCAAATCCATTGGAAACACTGAAACCTGACACTAGCTACAGAGTTCGTGAGTTCAACGCTGAAGCTGATGCTTTTAATGTTGATGGTAGCGACGGCAAGAAATTACTTGGCAAAAGTTTGAGTAACGGCAACGTTCGCAATGGTCAGAAGGTGCGTTCGTTCTTCGCACCTAACGGTCAGGTTGTGATTGATGTTAAGCCAAAAGGACGAGATATAGTTATTCCGAAGCCAGTACCAAAACTACCTGCTGATGAAGAGTATTGGCCTGTCACATCCTGTTTTTTATACTCCAGGATTAAACCAAACAAAGAAAAACTCACGGGGAACGGGGCGGCGCAAGGAGTAGAGGAAACCAGTTGGGATTCAATACGAGGAGTTTACTCTAACACTGCTTTTAATAGCTATGCTTACGGATTCGCAGAAAGGCTTGATGATTTGGGTAACTACAAAACCGCTCAAGACGCTTTAGATAATAAATTAAGACCTGAGTGTTTAATTGTACCAACTGGCGGCGGAAGCACTGGCGCGGCAAGAGATAATGCCGCAGTGTCTTCGGGTTCAGAAGGTTCGGTGATTGTGTGGTTTTACATTGGAAGTTTAAATCAAAGTGCAACCGAACTTGTAGACAGTGGTAGTGGGAAAATATATCAAGTTTCTGGCCCAAGTATGTACCCAGAAAACCAAAATACTGAGCAAGGGCCTGGTTTCTGTATGGAAATGTATCGCCAAGGTAGTATTTCTGCGGGTTTATATCCAAGTGCAAGCTTCGGACTTGAACCTTTAAGTTATTTTTTAAAAAATTCTTTCCCGGACTTGGGTGGGAAAATAGGCTACTGGGGAGGGATTAAGAAGTGGCGTGGAATACAAGACCTTTATTCCGACAATTCACATAGAACCTTTTTTTACAGATCCTTGTGGGCGGCATTTGATGGAGACATAAACGCAGTTCCAACAAGCTTTCCTCCAGAGTTCGTTGCAGGCGTCAGTCCTTGGCCCGGGACGCTAGAGCATAACGCTTGGTATCGTTACGGTTGGGATAATCAATATATTGCAACTATGTCTGCGGGGGCGATTGGGGTCAATGTTTCAGCTCTAGACGCTGCTGGTGTCGGATGTGGAGATGTCGTCCCCAACGACCAATGGTTTTGGTCTAGAGGCATTGGCGCTAGCGCTGGAGCGCTAGATAGATATGCTCACTACTCATCTGCCAGTGGAATGTTTGTTTGTTGGCAAGGGCACAAGGAAAATATAGGATTAGCTACAAGCTTTTTTCAAACATTTGGAACTTACTGGAATATCGACGGCGGTTCCACTGTCACCAGACTTGGTTCAGCGAATCCCTACGGTTGTGAAATACCAAATAGCGGGGGTGGATACCCGCCCGCACCACCATCCGACGCTAGTAGGTTTTTAGTTGATGCTTATGGTAGAAAAGCAAAAGTTTTACTTGTTTGTCATAAGCAAGATTATGAGCCGATAGAAATAGAATTGCCTTTTGAGTTTGCCGCTGTAATAGAAGAGCATAGAGTATTGGGCGGAGGTAGTTTTAGTTTTGGAACTAATTTTGAATCTGGAAAATCTCGCAATTTCATTCAGACGTATACCAGCCATTTCATTGTAGATCCGTTTAGTCTAGATTTAACACATGGAACACTATCTATCGACAAGGATTTTGCTTATGTTGATATTTTCTATGGAGGGGAAAGAATATATGAAGAACCAAAAACATTTCCACTTCCAATACGACTAGCCTCTCAGGGATTTGGCAGCCCAAGAACGGGATTTGGTTCTAATTATGGCAATGACATATCTCTACAACAAGCACTCGGTATATTTCCCTTGTCCAGTGGAATGTACGAATCGGGATTCCCCCAGACTCCCGCACAAACAAACGAAAAGCATCCACGAATCGTCAAAGACTGCTGGAGTCGTTGCCGGTCTTTTAAAGTAAGATTGCCTACCAAAGAAGATAAAACCTTGACTATAGTTGGTGATGAAATATATGATAGAGGTGAGAGTATTACACTTACTGCTAACAATCCCGACAGTGAGTTTAATAATAAATTTTTAATACGTGACTATCGGACAGACGATAGAAATCTAACTTTCAAAACGACTAATCCTGAATTCGCAAGCTTTGGTGGTCTTCCTGCCCTAACCCAGCAAATGTTTATTGGGTTACCGTACACTACCAACCCTACGACTCTTTTTACGAATAATGATATTTCCATAGGCGGATTGCTTTACAAGAACAAACAAGACTGGACGGCAATGGATTGGATACATTATCAACTGCAAGAAATGCCTCGGCAATTCAATCCGTTGACTACCGTACTTCCTGTCGGAGTATCTATTAGCCAGAGTGGAGTACATAGAGTTAACATGATTTATGATTTGGACAATAGGTTTGGTAGGCAAGGAAGGGCTGAAAGAATTATGGAAGCATCATCCTTCGGGTGGAACGGCTCTTTCACTGGTGGACAGAGCCCTTCTTATGGTTCAGGAGGGGGAGTTGGGCCTGAAATTTTATTTACATCTCACAAAGAGCAAATGATAGGCAATGGATTGAAAGAAGATGGAGTCCTAACAAAGTGGTATCGTGTCACTACTTCAAGCTTTCCTGTTTTTGGTCAATTATTACGCAACTCGTAACCTATGTTGTATTTCGCAGAAGCTGATTTAATACAATCCATTGGTTCGCTTGGAATAGTAGGGTCTGTCCTTCCGGGGCTTTGGCATAGAGTCAGGATAGATGTTCCTGGTACTGGGTTTTGGGCAATGCTCCTACCCGGTCAGTGTCAAACCTTCTTGACCACTAGCAAGAGCTTTGTGTGGTTCATTGAACAACGAGACGTTGTTTCAAAATCGGCAAATGATGTATCGTTTAATATTCCTCTTGTTACCTTGCAGAATAAGAAAATTTACCCTGCTAAGGTAAACGGCATAAACTTAGCTTTGTTAGGTTCCTCTAATACACCAACTCTTGTAACTACTAGATGGCGGGAGGGGTTAATTCGATACGACAACCGGTATGACAGTAGTTATCATGATTCCATCACTCCATGCCTACGACCTGGTTTTGGGCAGACTATCCTAACCGATTTACAAAGACCGCTAGAATCGGAAACAGTGATAACAAACAACTTGGGATTGACAGACGCTTTTGCCAATTCGCGTGCATTGTGGGGGCCTCTTGGTCGCCTAATGTCAATGGCTTTCTACGTTGAAAAAGAGATTGCCGCTAAATACGACGCAAGTAATAGTAAAAAGAAAAAGAAATCACCGAATTCTCAAGACTACCAAGAGAATCCCACATACCCTGCTTATACGCCATTTGTTGACAACGGTGGCTACTAAACTAATTCAACGATAAACTTAGGATTAAATTCAATTCTAAGTCTGTGAGTATCGCGCATCCCTCGTCGCGACATTGCCCGCTCTACTGCATCTCTTGCTAACAAGATTAACTCAAGGTTTTTCAGATACATCAACGATGCAGGATGCCGTCTATACTGATACAAAAAATCCTCAACTTTCCCAATTTCAATAACTTCGGATAATCTCAAACACAAGTCATAATCCTCAATTCTATCTGTATTTACATCGAATCCATTAACTTGTAAATAGGCAGTCTTACGAATCATCCTAAAATGAAAAGTCATAAACGCCATCAATAGTCCAGTGAATGAGTACGGAATAGAACACCGCCAGCCCGGTCGCAACTTCTCCCCATTCTCACTGATATCCAGATAATTGCTATAAACCATCCCCCAGTCGGGATTATTGTCAAGCGCTGCGACTGTCAACTCGATTGCCTGTTGTTCCAGTAAATCATCGCTGTCGAGTTGTCCGATATATTCCCCACGCGCCGCGTTAAACCCCGCAATCAGCGCATTTGCAGCGCCTCTGTTCGCGTCATCTGCTGGTCTGCTGGGGTTAGTCAATACCCGAATTCTGGAGTCATGCTCCGCGAAGTTCTGAGCAATCTCTAAGCTCCCGTCTGTGGAACCATCATCAGAAATTATCAGTTCCCAGTTTTTGTCTGTTTGCCAGATGACGCTTTCGATGGCGGTTTCAAGGTAACGCGCGCGGTTGTAAACTGGGATGACGACTGAGACTTTGGGAGGATTATTCATGACTTGGCATTTCCTTAATTTCTTGAATTGCATCCATCAAAAGTGGTTGAGTTACAGCTTTAAGTTGATGTTGCAAGATAGCAAATTTAGCAGCATTCTGAGCAACTTTTACGACCTGTGCGGCAGAGAATCCGTCCATTTCTGGCAGTAAAATATCCCAGTCTAACTCTTCCGTTTGAGTTTTGGGAAAAGAAACTTGCAACGTATGCACCAGTAGCAATTGAACTTCACGCTTGCTCGGTTTTGGTAGCTCAATCACGTCGTCAAATCGTCGCCAAACCGCCGAATCTAAAGATTTGGTCAAGTTGGTTGCCATCACAATCAACCCATTGTCGGGATTGTATTCGTCTAAAACTTGCAAGAAAGTATTAACTATTCGCTTAACCTCGCCAACGTCTTTATTGTCTTCTCTTGTTCTGAGGATAGAATCACACTCATCAAAAAACAAAACGCATGGAGTTTCGCTAATCTCGTCAAAAACCTTTCTTAGATTCTTGGCTGTATCTCCTAAAAACGATGATAAAATTGAGTCAAATTGCACTTTAACCAGTGTTAAGCCAGTATTCCATGCTAGACGCTCGGCTCCAAGGGTTTTCCCACAACCAGGGACTCCGTACAACAGAATCTTTTGCCTGTAGTGCAGGTTGTGAACAGCCAATCTAGCTCGTGCTGCATACTCACACTCAATGCGGCGGAATCGGTCTTCAACAGCATCGGGTAGCACCATGTCGTGCCGTAGTTTTTCTCGCTCTACGATTGTTGCCATTGATAGCCTGTCTCGATTCAATGGTAATGGAATCAACGTTCTTTCAAGGATTGATTGTTTAGTAGCGGTTCTAGGCATGATATTATTGTTTTAATGTTATTAAAATTGTATCATGCAACGATTCTTTTTAGTCGGATGTCCTCGCAGTGGCACGACAATTTTTCAAAGCTTATTAGCCGCGCATCCAGAAATCAATACATTTCCAGAAACTAAGATTTTTCAATACACCTTATGGGATGGATTTCGGCACACACTGCCTGAGCGGTTGGAGCGTTTCTTTTATTTTGAAATAATGCGCCCAGAGTTGCTAGAACCTTTTAGAGGATGTCAGACAACTAAAGAAAAGATAATATGGTTTATCGGTGTTTTGGATGGATTGACAATTGAGAACGAGAAAAATATCTGGGTAGAAAAGACACCCGAACATATATTTTTTATTCCTGAAATTCAGCGCTATGTTCCTGACGCAAAATTCATTCATATCACTAGAAACGGGTTAGATACGATTGCATCTTTGTGGGAAGCTACTCACTCGACCGAAAATCCAGTATGGGGCGGACTGTGGACGTTGAATCATTGTATACAGAGATGGAAAGATTCTATGAAAATCACCGAGAAATACGCTGAGAACAAGAATCATTTGATAGTTGAATACAAACGACTAATCTCTCACAAAGTCGAGGTATTGACCGAGTGCTGTAATTTTATTGGCATTGACTACAACCCCGCTATGCTCACTAATTACAAATTTCAAGCTTTAAACCTGGGGGGAGGACTGCCGTGGCATCAGGGTATTGACAGAGATATTGAAGCACCTACAACTCCCAAATACAAGAAAGTATTGCAGCAAGAGGAAATTGATTATATCCTTGACAGTATTCAAGAGTAGTTTTGGTGACATTAACTATGAACTATTCATAATTAATATTCATGCCCACTGACACAGGTAGGGCTTTTACTACTGCTAATTTTCTCACAGGCTTACCCGCTCTAAAGGCTATCAACTTTGGTAGCGCTGACCCCGCAGGTGTGTGGTTTGTAGTTCCAAATGCTTCAACAAACAATATCGAAGTTTGGGTCTGGCAACCAGCGTCAGTAGTCGCACCTGACGAAATCTCTGTCGTGCGACCGGATTCGGTAATTCCGGGGAGTCCGGGACGCTGCATTCAAAGCCTTAAATTAGACGTATCTCAGATTGTAGGCATTCTGGGTTCTATTGCGAATTTAAGCACCAACGGCCTGATTAGAAAAGATGGGAACATTGCGAGCACGGCTACTCTCAGTGCCTTTGGAGGAACCTTAATTGATGACGCTGACAGCGCAGCGGGAAGAGCTACGCTCGGCTTAGGTAGCGTAAACAATACGGCTGATACTGCCAAAAGTGTTGCAAGCGCTGCAACTTTAACACCTGGGAGAAACATCAACGGTGTTCTTTTTAACGGTTCAAGTAACATTACTCTGACTGCTGCAAATTTAGGGCTTGGCAGTGTAGACAATACTTCCGACGCTGGTAAACCTATTTCGAGCGCTACTCAAACCGCACTTAATTTAAAATCAAACCTCATATCTCCGGCATTTACTGGAACTCCCACGGTTCCAACCGCGACTTTAGGAACAAGAACCACACAGGTTGCGACTACGGCGTTTGTAGGATTAGAAGTTGCTGCTTTGGTTAACTCTTCGCCTGCTATTCTTGATACACTGGGAGAGTTGGCGGCGGCGCTGGGGGGTGACGCTAATTTTGCCACAACAATCACGGCATCAATCGCATTAAAAGCTAATTTAATATCACCAAGTTTTACAACTCCAGCACTGGGGACTCCTAGTAGTGGAATATTGACAAACCTGACGGGACTGCCTTTGACGAGTGGAGTTGTGGGTGTTTTGCCTATTGCCAATGGGGGAACGGGTAGCGCTACTCAGAATTTTGTGGACTTAACCGCCGCTCAAACAATTGGAGGTGCCAAAACTTTTGCTGCACCAATAGTTATTACTAATACCACAGCATCAACATCGACAACAACCGGAGCTTCTGTGATTACCGGAGGTGCTGGGGTAGGTGGCACTTTAAATGCTTCAAAATTGCAAGCTCCTAACATTTGGGAACTAGAA